CCACGCTCAGCGGAGCCTCGGTCAATCCCCATCTCGTGTTGTTGATGAGCTGGACGTTGGCGGTAAGTGGTCCAGCTCCACCAACCCCTATAAATATGCGTTAGTAGTAGGTGTTCTCTACCGAACCCGACGCCCCTCATTCGAGTATGGCTAGGACAACTCAAACACGCAAACGTTCTCGACCCTTTGGTCCTTCAAGACGTTTTAAAAGGCGACGCTTTGCCAGACGTAGGCGTAGGACTTCTAGGTTTAAAGGTTTAACTAATCGTAATTCGGGACCTGTTTCTATTGGACGTTTCAGAGCGAGGCGTATACCTAAACGTGTATATCGTAATTGGCTCTGGATGTCAACATCACAGAAATCTCATTATAGATCAGTTGGATCTTCACCTAGTGTGGTTACTACACCTGCAACTTTGGTAGATGCGACGTTATTCACGGTTACACCTGGTGGTAACGTTGCTGGTAATGTATTTTGGATACCTGCTGGTGGTGCTCAATCGGAAGATACAGGTGTTGCTGTTCCTAGCTTTATTGGGGATATAATCCTACGTGGTGGGGTATCTAGGGTATCTATTTCAAATCGTATAGACCCTATTGTGACACAGCCTACAGATTGTGTACGTGTAACTGTATTTACTGTTTGGACGAATAAGGATATACCTGGGTTTGCTTTTCCAGCAACTGTACCTATTGGATGGGACCCAAGTGTATTCCCTGATTTTCAAAGACATGGAAGAGTAATTGGAAGGCGGGAAGCTATTTTGAAGCCAGATGGAGAAGCATTAGAGTTATATTATAGGCATAGGATAGCGAAGATAGATCAAAATGAGTTTGTAGCAGGCGGGAATCGACTGCAATATTTTATCTTAGTTAGTCAGATGGGCAACTCAGACGCTGCTCAACCTGAAGTAGTTGACGTTGTAACCACTATTAATTATTCATTTAGCGCCGATGCGCAATAGTTGACTCTGTATGTAATTTGACTTTTGTAAAAGGGACCACGATGTTTAGTTAGTATTACCTAAACATCGTTGGTCCCCGGTCCCTTGCGCTGCAAGATTCAGGACTCTATAAATGAAAGTAAGTTCTAGTTCATTATCATGCCTCGCACAATAGGATCAGCTAAAAACTGGTGCTTCACACATAATAACTACACAGAAGATGAATACACCAACACCATCGAGATTCTCGAGAGAGAATCGTTCTACTTCATCGTTGGAAAGGAAGTCGCCGATACAGGAACTCCTCACCTCCAGGGGTACTTCCAACTTCGACGACGCCATAATCTCAGCTATGTTCGGGATCTCCTTGGCTCTAGGATCCATTTCGAAGTCGCTAGAGGATCTGCAAAACAGAATAGATCATATTGTAGTAAAGATGGATGTTTTAGAGAGGGAGGTTGTATCCCGTCAGGAAGAGATACATCGAAAACTAGAGATGATATCGCTAGAGAATTTAAGCTTGCCTACCGATCAGGAGCTGCAGGCTTGGATCAATTCTCCGACGACAATCCAGGAGCTTGGTTCTACTCCGGATTTACACTGCTCAGAAATACTCAGCTCATCGTTCAACCAATCCATAGACCTGACATTCAAGTTAAATGGATCTGGGGAGACCCTGGTACAGGCAAATCTCGCACAGCCCATGAAGAATTGCCAAATGCATATTTGAAAGAACCACGCACAAAGTGGTGGAATGGATACTTACATGAGAAAGAAGTCATCATTGATGATTTTGGACCCATGGGTATCGATCTTAATCATCTTCTTCGTTGGTTTGATCGTTATAAGTGTCTAGTCGAAACGAAAGGAGGAATGCTTGCTTTGCATGCCACTACGTTTATAGTCACTAGTAACTTTGAGCCCAGCGATTGCTTCAAGGATAAGGATGGCGTTCCACACCCTCAAATGGAGGCCTTGTATCGTAGAATTAATGTTATTGAAATGTAATGTCAACTTGTATCACTATCAATAAAATCGTCATTGCTTACGTTTTTTTTTCATTTTGCGTCATTGCATGCGTCATATTTGAAAGGGAGAGATAGGGGGATCCCCAAGGGGGAAAGAGAGGGAAACGAGCGCACCCCCTCAAAAATTAAAATGTAGCGAAGTGGCCTTTATCATGAAATTAGAAAGTCCACGCTCAGCGGAGCCTCGGTCAATCCCCATCTCGTGTTGTTGATGAGCTGGACGTTGGCGGTAAGTGGTCCAGCTCCACCAACCCCTATAAATATGCGTTAGTAGTAGGTGTTCTCTAC